AATTACAAACTTAATTAATTAAGGAGAACTAAATATGGCTTTTCAAGTATCACCAGGTGTTCTCGTTACTGAAAAGGATTTAACTAATATCGTACCAGCTGTTTCTACAAGTGCTGGTGGTGTTGTTATTACTGCTGAAAAAGGACCGATTGCAGAAATTACTACAATTTCTTCTGAATCAGAATTAGTTGATGTATTTGGAAAACCAAATGGATCTAATTTTGAGTCTTGGTTTACAGCCGCAAACTTTTTAGGATACGGAAATAATCTAAAAATAGTACGTCCGATAACAGGTTGTGTTAATGCTTGTGTATCTGGTACTGCTGTTCTAATAAGAAATACTTCACATTACTTAACAAGTTACTCAGACGGATCAGGTTCAGTTGGAGCTTGGGCTGCGAGAGAAGCTGGTACATTAGGAAATTCTTTAAAAGTTTCTATGTGTACAAATTCAACTGCTTTTGGACCTAGTCAAATGAGTGGTAATCTAGTAGCTGGCGCAAAAGCTATTGGCGATACAACTGTTACAGTTGATGATGGCTCTCTAATGCAAGTTGGAGATATATTAGAATTCGGAGATGCTTCTGTTTATACAGCTGCGCCTTCAGGATACTATTATAAAATAACTGGTATTTCAACTCACGTACTAACAATTAAAAGATTTAATATTTCAACTGGCGTTACAGAAACTGGCGGATTAAGACACGCTCTTGTTGATAATGCTAAAATAAGAAGACATTGGGAATATTACTTCAACTTTACAAATGCACCAACTACTACAGATGACGTTTCAAATGCTGGCGGTTCACTAGATGAACTTCACGTTGTTGTGTTAGATGAAGATGGTGGAATTACAGGAACTGCTGGAACAATTTTAGAAACATTCCAAGGTCTATCACAGGCTTCGGATGCTAAAACTTCAGAAGGTTCTAGTAATTACTATGTAGATGCAATCTATAATAGATCAGATTTCATTTACTGGATGGATCACGAAACTACTTTAGCAAATGCTGGTTCAGCAAAAGCTAGTCAAACATTTGACCAACAAGGTGCAAATGATTTTACTGTATTTACTTCATCACTTGCAAGTGGTACAGATGACTATACAATCACTAACGCTGAATTTGCTACTGCATATGATTTATTTGCTGATACAGAATCAGTTGATTTATCATTGCTAATGTGCGGACCTTCACAGACAAGTGCTGACGCAACTGGAGACACTAAAGCAACTGCTGTTATGGATATTGCAACAGCAAGAAAAGATTGTGTTGCTTTTATATCGCCTGCGAGAGCAGATGTGGTTGATCTTACTGATCCTATTCAACAAACAGCTAACGTTAAAAGCTTTGCTGATGGTTTACCATCATCTAGTTATGCTGTGATTGATAGTGGTTACAAATATATGTACGACAAATACAATGACGTTTTTAGATTCGTTCCTTTGAACGGAGATACTGCTGGTCTTTGTGCTAGAACTGACAATATTGCAGACGCATGGTTTTCACCAGGCGGATTTAATAGAGGTCAAATTAGAGGTTCAGTTAAGTTAGCATTCAATCCTACCCAAACCCAAAGAGATGATTTATACAGATCAAGAGTAAATCCTGTTGTATCATTTCCTGGACAAGGTACTATATTGTTTGGTGATAAAACTGCTCAATCTAAACCTAGTGCTTTTGACAGAATAAATGTTAGAAGATTGTTTATCGTATTAGAAAAGACTATTTCTACTGCTTCTAAATTCCAAATGTTTGAATTCAATGATGAATTTACAAGAGCGAATTTTAGAAACTTAGTAGAACCTTTCCTAAGAGATGTACAAGGTCGTAGAGGTCTAACAGACTTTTCAGTAGTTTGTGACGACACAAATAATACTGGAGATGTAATCGATAGAAATGAATTCAGGGCTGACATTTATGTTAAACCTGCTCGTTCTATTAACTTTGTTCAACTTAATTTCGTTGCTACTCGATCAGGTGTTGCCTTTTCTGAGATAGTCGGCGCATAACCATTAGAAGGAGAAATAAAAAATGCCAAATATAAATGACTTTAAATCCCGTCTAAGAGGTGGTGGCGCTCGTGCCAATCAGTTTAAGGTAACTTTACCTTTTCCTGGGTACGCCGCTGTTGGAGGAGAAACATCCGATCTTGCTTTCTTATGTAAAGCAACTGCTATACCTGGACAAACAGTAGGTAATGTACCTATTGACTTTAGAGGAAGAAAACTTAATATCGCTGGGGATCGAACTTTCGAACCTTGGACAATTACGGTATTAAATGATACTGACTTTAAATTGTACAGAGCATTTGAAAGATGGATGAATGGTATAAACAACATGACTGATAACGAAGGTATCGCAAATCCTGCTGATTACCAAGTTGATGCTTTTGTTGACCATTTAGACAGAAATGGAACTACTCTAAAATCATACACTTATAGAGGGCTGTTTCCTACTGCGTTGGATAACATTGCTTTAAACTACGGAACTAATGACACTATAGAAGAATTCGGTGTTACGTTCCAATTCCAATACTTTGAAACAGATACAACTACATAATAAAATAACGTTAAAAGGAATATTATAATATGGTACAACTACTTGGATTCCAAATAACAAGAAAAGACGACAATCTGGAGAAGCCAGCAAAAGCGAAACAAGCTTTTACTATACCTTCTCCAGATGACGGCACTACAACTATATCTGCTGGTGGTTACTTTGGCCAATACTTGGATATGGAAGTTACTGCCAAGAATGACCTTGATTTAATTAAAAGATATCGTGAAGTTGCTCAGCATCCTGAATGTGATATGGCAATTGAAGATATTATTAATGAGGTTATCGTTTCTAATGAAAGAGATTCTGCGGTTTCTTTATCACTAGATAAACTTGCTATTTCGGAAAATATTAAATTAAAAATTAGAGCGGAGTTTGATGAGGTGTTACGCCTTATGAGCTTTGAAGAAAAAGGATTTGACATCTTTAAAAGATGGTATATTGATGGGAGGATTTACTTCCACAAGGTGATTGATCCTGCTAGCCCTAGAAAAGGAATAACAGAAATTAGATTTATCGATCCTAGAAAAATTAAAAAGGTTCGTGAGATAACTAAAAAAAGAGATTTAAAAAGTAAAGGAATCGAAGTTATAGAACAAACGGCAGAATGGTTTATCTATAATGAAAAGGGAATGTCAACAGCAAATTCAAATGTTGGTGTAAAGATATCCGCTGATTCAATTACTTATGTTACATCTGGTGTTGTTGACCAAACTAGAAATATGGTCATGGGTCATTTGCATAAAGCAATTAAACCTGTCAATCAATTAAGAATGATTGAGGACGCTGTTGTAATTTACAGAATAGTAAGAGCACCTGAAAGACGAGTGTTTTATGTTGATGTTGGAAACTTACCAAAAGTAAAAGCGGAAGCATATCTTCGTGATGTAATGGCAAGATATAGAAATAAACTTGTCTATGATGCTTCAACTGGTGAGATAAGAGATGACAGAAAACATATGTCAATGCTTGAAGACTTTTGGTTACCAAGACGAGAAGGTGCAAAAGGAACTGAAGTATCTACTTTACCAGGTGGACAAAATCTTGGTGAAATTTCAGACGTTCAATACTTTCAAAAGAAATTATACAAGGCATTGAATGTGCCGATTTCAAGAATGGAATCAGAAGCAGGTTTTAATCTTGGTAAGGCTGCTGAGATAACAAGGGATGAATTAAAATTTACTAAATTTATTCAAAGATTAAGAAAAAGATTTACACAAGTCTTTAATGATATATTAAAATCACAACTGATTTTAAAAGGTATTGTTACAATTGAAGACTGGATAAAAATTACTAGTCATATTCAATTTGATTTCTTAAAAGATGGATACTTTGCTGAGTTAAAAGAAGCGGAGATTATGAGGGAAAGATTGAGTCTTGCTGAAGAAGTAAGTCCATATATAGGTAAATACTACTCAATAGACTTTATAAGAAAAAAAGTATTAAGACAAAGTGATGAAGATATTCTTGAAATTGATAATCAGATCGCTACTGAAATAAAACAAGGAATTATAGCTTCGCCTGAAGGTCAACAAATGCAAACAAGTGATGATGATTCCGATATAAATAAAGGAGATAAATAATTATGCCAAATGATAATATAAAAAATATGGTTAATTCACTTTCGAGTGGTGACAATATAAAAGCTCAAGACGCATTTAAAAATGCTTTATCTGATAAAATCGGACAAGCTCTTGATGATAAAAGACAAACAGTTGCTAATGACTGGTTGAATAATGCTAAAGAGCAAGAAGCAATTAAAGACGCTAGTGGATTAGATAATGCTAGTGGCGTGGTTACACCAGGACAAGAACCTGCTGAACCTGTTGCAACTGAACAAGAGCCGGTAGAAATAGATCAAGGTGGAGAAGATGTTGAACCAGCTGTCGTTCCAGAAGTTTAAAAGAACTCTTAACGAGTTGAAGGAAGACAGTCCTAAAGAAACTCAGGAGTTTAAGAAATTATCTCCTGCAGAAAAACGGGCGGTTAAAGATGTATTTATTATGATTAACAATATCAAGGGGGATGATCTTATAAGAAAGATTGATGGTATTGTTAAACAAGTAGCTAAAAAAAGAAACGTTAAAGTGTCGAATATAGAAGACTATTTTGACAATGAAATTATTAATTAAGGGGAATAAAAAATGGCAATTGCTACAAGAACATTAAAAGATACAAAAATTGCAACAGGTAGTGGTGCTGCTGGTGGTTTAGTTACTGTTTTAGTAAACATGAACGATAATACAACTGCTGACTCCGTTGTACTTGATGCAAGTGCTTTGGCGGGACACGCTAATGGTGCAAATTTATCTATCACTAGAGTTTGGTGGGCATTAATACAAGGTACTGCTGACGACAATACTGGTTGGGCAGACATTGAATTTGTTGGTTCATCTGCTGATACTAAGGCAATCAATCTTGCAGGTACAGGACACTATGATGGTACTGCTGGTAAGATTGAAAACAATGCAACTAATGCTGGTGCAAGTTCAGGAGACCTAAAGTGTAATGCTTATGGAGTTTCTGGATATATATTGATTGAACTAAGAAAAGAAGTAGGATTTACTGCTTAATATTTCTTATGACAATTAGTAATACTTCGGTTGTTAGTACCACTTCCAAATACATTGTTAATTCAAAAGGTATTGGAAGTGAAACCGATCAGATAATGGTTGATGCTGAAGAACTAACAAGTGGTACAAATAAATCACTAGTAAGTTTAATTGAGTGTTATTATTTGATAGAAGGTACTGGTACATTAACGTTAAGTGCCTCTAGTGAAGAAAACGATTTGACTTTGACTGGTAAAGGTAAGTATGGATTACGACCCGATCAGTTAAAGTTTGGTAACGATAAAAAAATACTATTAACAACAGACTCAAACGTAAGTAGTTATTTGTTGATAACAGAATTTAGGAGAAATAATTAATGGCTGATGTTGTAACAAGTCAAACAATTGTAGATACGTCTGGTACAAAAACCGTGATGAAGTTTACAAATATGTGTGACGGATCAGGTGAAACGCTTGTAGCAAAAATGGATGCTAGTGCATTAACATTTATGACCGAAGACGCTGAGAGAAGTGTTGCGAAAATTTGGTGGGCAGTTAATACAACAAATGGTAAATCAGGTGTTGAATTATTATGGGCAGGTAGTGGAACAGGTGCTGCAAATACAACAATTGGTTTTTTATCTGGTAGAGGTTATCACGATTATTATACAGCAGGTAATTCTATACCTAATAATGCAACGTTGACTGCTAGTACATCTCCTGCTGGAGATATATTGCTTTCAACAAAAGGTTTTGTTGCTGGGGACAATTATACTATCATTATTGAAGTAAGATAATATGGCTAAAGATAACGTAAGAGAAGTATTAGAAAGAATTGTTGGTAATAAAAGTAAACATGATCTTGCTGAAAAATTTAAATTGGCCTTTGCTGAAAAGTATAAGATAAAACAAGAGGAAGTTAAACAAGGAATTGTAGATAAAGTTTACAATAAAGAAAAGGTGGAAAGATAATATGAAGTTAATAACAGAAACAATAGAAAAAATTGAAGTTTTGACAGAAGCCACTGCGGCTGGTGGGAAGTCTTATAAGATAAGAGGTATCTTTATGCAGGCGGATGTTAAGAACCGTAACGGTCGTATTTATCCTGTGGAAACCCTTGCAAAAGAAGTTACAAGATATTCAAATGAATTAATTAATAAGAAACGTGCTTTCGGTGAACTAGGACATCCAGATGGACCAACAGTTAACTTAGAAAGAGTTTCACATATGATTACGAGTCTAAAACCAGAAGGTAAAAACTTCATAGGTGAGGCTAAAGTAATGGATACTCCTTACGGTAAAATCGTTAAGAATTTAATTGACGAAGGTGCTCAATTAGGTGTATCATCAAGAGGTATGGGATCAATATCTAACGGTACTGTTGGTCGAGATTTTTACCTTGCTACTGCAGCTGATATCGTTGCTGACCCAAGTGCTCCAGACGCTTTCGTTGAAGGTATAATGGAAGGTAAAGAGTGGGTATGGGACAACGGTGTACTGAAAAGTAAAACGGTTGAGGAATATAAACAACAAATAGAAAAAGCTAGACGTGCCGACTTGGCAGAAACAAAAGCCTCTATTTTTAACGACTTTTTAACTAAACTTAAATAACCTACGCAGCATAATTAAGTTGCGTTAATATTAAGATGGTTAATTGTATAAATATTAATAATACTGAAATTTAAATTTAAATTTTATTAAACAAGGAGAAACCGAATGTCTGACATTAAAAATGATGTAGCTAAAGTAGAAGAAGCAAAGAATGTTGTTATTGCAAATGCTTCACCTACTGAACCTACTAACCTTAAAAATGATGCAGTTGATATGGGACCTGCAGTTGTAAAACCAACTGATAGCAATCCAGACGCTGCTTCTAAGGCAAAACAAAACACATCGGATCCGGCGAAGAAAAATGCTAAGGATGGTTCTTTACCAAAAGATAAAAAACCTGGCACATCTATAAAAGAAGACGAAGATGAAGCAACAAAAGATAAAAAAGATAAAGACGTTGTTGCTGAAACTAAATCTGACGAATTAGATATCGACTTGTCCGCTGATGTTAAAGCATTAGTTTCATCTGACGCTAATTTATCTGAAGAATTCAAAGATAAAGCTGCTACTATATTTGAAACTGCTGTTAAGACAAGAATTAAGGAACAAACTAAAATCCTTGAGGCACAATATAAAGACAAACTTTCAACTGAAACTGAAACAGTAAAAGAAGCTATGGTCGAAAAAGTTGACTCATACCTAAACTATGTTGTTGAAGAATGGATGAAAGAAAACGAATTAGCGGTTGAAAGAGGAATTAGAACTGAAATCGCTGAAGACTTTATTACTGGTCTTAAAGATTTATTCAAAGAACATTATATTGATGTTCCCGAAGAAAAATACAATGTACTAGATGACTTAACATCTCAGAACAAAAAACTTGAAGAAAAGTTAAATGACCAAATTTCTAAAACTGTTGATTTAACTAAAAAAGTTTCTGACGCTGATAAAGCAAAAGCAATTGATGAAGTATCAAAAGATTTAGCTGACACAGAAAAAGAAAAATTCGAGAAGATGGCTGAAAATGTTGAGTACGAAAGTGCTGATAAGTTTAAGGAAAAATTAGAAACTATTAAAGATTCTTATTTCCCTAAAACAAAAATTGCTGAAACATCTAACTCAGACGTTGATGCAGTTGCGGCTAACGCTCCGAGTGATTTCACAACGGGCAAATCCGATGCTATGGCTGCATATACAGCCGCTATTACTAAAAATATTAAGTCTGTAAAGATTTAATTTAATTACAACTAAATAGAAATAGGAGAGATAAAAATGTATCTTACTGAAAACTTACAAGAAAAATGGCAGCCAGTATTGGAACATCCTGATTTACCAAAAATTGGTGATGCTTACAAAAGAGCTGTAACAACTGTTATCTTGGAAAACCAAGAAAAAGCTACAAGAGAAGACTCTGCTTTTTTAACAGAAGCAAGTCCTGCTAACTTTAGTGGAACTATGCCTGACACCGGTGGTGTTGGTAAATGGGACCCGGTTTTAATATCATTAGTTCGAAGAGCAATGCCTAATCTTATTGCTTACGACATATGTGGTGTTCAACCAATGACTGGTCCAACTGGTCTTATCTTCGCTATGAAATCAAGATTTGGTTCTCAAGCTGGTGCTGAAGCACTATTTGATGAAGCTGATTCTGATTTTTCTGCTAGAGATGCTGCTGGCGGTTCAGGTTCACCTGATGCTCATTCAGGAACTAACCCTGCAACTTTAAATGATTCACCATCTGCTGGTACTTACACTACTGGTTCTGGAATGAGTACTACACAAGCAGAAACGCTTGGAGATGGTACTGACGAGTTTGCTGAAATGGCTTTCTCAATCGATAAAGTTACGGTTACTGCTAAATCAAGAGCTCTAAAGGCTGAATACACTATGGAACTTGCTCAAGACTTAAAAGCAATCCATGGTCTAGACGCTGAAACAGAACTTGCTAACATACTTTCTTCTGAAATCCTTGCGGAAATCAATAGAGAAGTTGTTAGAACAATCTACACTACTGCAAAAGCTGGTGCTCAAGTAAATACGACTACTGCAGGAATATTTGACTTAGACACAGACTCTAATGGTAGATGGTCAGTTGAGAAATTCAAAGGACTATTATTCCAACTAGAGAGAGATGCTAATGCAATCGCTCAACAAACAAGACGTGGAAAAGGTAATATAATTATCTGTTCAGCTGATGTTGCTTCGGCACTTCAAATGAGTGGTGTATTAGATTACGCTCCCGCTCTTTCTACTAATCTAAACGTTGATGACACAGGAAATACTTTCGCTGGTGTATTAAATGGTAAATTTAAAGTTTACATTGATCCATATGCTGCGAATGTTACTGCTAATCAATTCTACGTTGTAGGTTACAAAGGTACTTCACCATACGACTCTGGGATATTTTATTGTCCTTACGTACCATTACAAATGGTAAGAGCGGTTGGTCAAGATAGCTTCCAGCCCAAGATTGG